CGCTCGCTGATGTAGACCCAGCTATCGCAAACATCATTGCGTTCAATATGGCTGATTCTATCGACAGCGTTGCAATGACCACGCTTCGCGCTGGTACACAGGTTATCCGTGGTGGCAACGTAACCACAACCGCAGCAGTTTCTGCTGGCGGAACCATCACTTCTGCACAACTCCGTAAGGCAGTTGCCAAGCTTCGTTCGAACAAGGCAACCTACCGTAAGGGTTCAATGTACTGGGCTGGAATCCATCCCGAGGTTTCGCACGACCTTCGTGCCGAGACAGGTGCAGGTGGATGGCGTACTCCTCACGAGTATCAGTCCAATGAGGAAATCTGGGCTGGTGAGATTGGAAACTACGAAGGCTTGTTCTACGTAGAATCACCACGTCTCTACAACGCTAAGGATGGCGCTGACCAGACTGCTCTCGCTACAACCGCTGTAACCGTTGCTGGTACTTCTGGTGGCTTCACCCTTGGTGTTGCTTCTTCGGCTGTTATTGCAACCCGTGCTGAGGTTGGCGACAAGATTGCTGCAACTGGTATTGCATCTGGTGCAAAGATTACAACCATTGCTACCTCCGGTAACAATGTTATCTTCACCGTTGATACTGCAAACACCGCTGCTGTTGCACTTGCTGCTGAAGTTACTGTTACTCCAGTAACCCGTGTCTTCCGCACAATCATCGCTGGACAACAGGCAATGGCAGAAGCCGTTGCTGAGGAACCGCATACAGTTATCGGTCCTGTAGTTGACAAGTTGATGCGTCACCGCCCAATGGGCTGGTACGGCGTACTCGGCTTCGCTATCTACCGTGATGCTGCGCTGTATCGCCTCGAAAACAGCTCTTCAATCGCTGCTCTCTAGTTGATTGACTGGTGGGCTGGGGCAACCCAGCCTGCTGGTAAGTTCACTAGGAAAGGGACTTATGACTAATTACATATTCAGAACCCCAACGGTTGCTGAAGGTCCCGCAGGGACAAGCAGGTTGTTCTACTTTTACAAACTAGATAGGGGAGTAACTGTAGTCAGAGACCCAGATAGCGGAGAGTATGAGTTGGTCCGATATCTGGTAGATGAGGACCTGACTAGTTACCCAGAGATTTACTACGGTGGCTATGACAATGTTGTTAGCCAGACAGTCAAAGATGAATTGATTGCAGCAGGCATTGGAGTCACAGAAAGTAACTTCACGGCGCTATGAAACATTGGGAAGCACATCCTGAATATGTCGAAGGATGCTTCGGCTGCAAGGGTCTAACCCTTGTGCTAAGTACTGGGGATGCAAATAGCAATAAGACAATGCCAACTAAGAAATGGGATTCTGAACTAGCTGCATACAAGAGTGCTAGAGAGCAGGGGATACAACCGGCTGGTACCAGTATGAAAAAAGTTCAGGAAGCAATACAAGCATCAGAGACACTGGGCAGACCTTACGATGCAGGTAAGATGCCAAAGCCTGTTCATATAAACAAAAAATCAGCCGAAGTAATGAAAGAACTAGGAGTATAACTATGCCAATGGTAGGCGGAGAAAAGTTCCCATACACAGCAGCAGGTAAGAAGAAGGCAGCAGCCAAGGCACGTAAGCTTGGCAAGCCAGTTCCAATGCCTAAGAAGGATTCTAATTCAAAGAAGATGGCACCAAAGCAGGGTCTAAAGAAGCAAATGGGTCGATACGGTAAGACAGGTCGAGCATAATGGCAAAGTATAAAGAACCAATGGGTGTCAAAAAGGCTGCTAAGGAAGCAAAGAAAAAAGCATCCGATATTCGCAGTAGTGGAACCCCAAGAGAAAGCACAAAGCGTCTTGTTCGTCAGAACATCCAAGGTGGAAAGTTGAGTCTTGGTGACAAAATGTTCGGTGTCTATGGACAGAGCAAAACAGAAAAGAAGGCTTCCAATATTGTGCAAAGCCGACGCGAAGGCGAGCGCTCACGCACCGCTTCTCGTGCAAAGGGTATTGCTTCTCGGCAAAAGAAAATTGCACAAACACGTCGTAAAAAGAAAGCGTTGGGAAACTAATGCCAGCCAAGAAGAAGGTTTTTACACCTAAGAAGTTACCAACCGATACTGACATTATTATGCCAGGACGCAAGTATCCAAAGAGCTTTAAGAAGCAGATGGATGCACAGCGCAAGAAGCCAAAGAAGAAGTAGGACACTATGAAAGCCAAAAAGGGAATGGGCTTCAAAGCAGCCCAGAAGCAAATTGCCAAGAAGCAGGGTATCCCTATGGAGCGGGCTGGAGCCATCCTGGCTACTGGTGCTCGTAAGGCATCTGCTGCTGCAAAGCGCAAGAACCCTAACCTCAAGAAGGTAAAGGGTGCTATGAAGAAGAAGGGCAAGAAGTAATGGCACAACAGATTCTTGGAACAGCAGTAAAGGCTCTTGCCAAGGCAGCAATGAAGAAGAAGGCTAAGTCTTCTATGAAGAAGAAAGCAGCAGTTGCTGCTGGAGCTAGCAATGAATCTTTGGGGCGTTTGGATAAAGTACCAAGGAAGGTCAAGAGAAATTTTGACAAGACACTTAGGGAGCTTCAGGCTGGAAAGACTCCATCCTACAAAACTGGCTCCGCTAAGCGCAATGAAAAAGCTCTGAAGTCAGTCAATAAGAAGCCACTACCAAAGCGTAGCCGTAGCGGTAGAGCATCAGGGAGATAGTTATGGCTAAGAGTCCAGCGTGGCAAAGAGCTGCGGGTAAGAATCCCAAGGGTGGCTTGAATGCCAGAGGCAGAGCATCTGCCAAGGCACAGGGTATGAACCTCAAGCCGCCCGTCAAAAAGGCTGAGGCTAAGCGTAGCCCTAAAGCTGCTGGACGTCGTAAGTCATTCTGTTCTCGTATGTGCGGTATGAAGTCTAAGCTAACCTCTGCTAAGACTGCACGGGACCCTAACTCCAGAATCAACAAATCACTTAGAGCTTGGGATTGTAACTGCGGATGACATACACAAAACCACAATTGAGAGAGACTATCAAGAAGCGCATCCTTGCCGGTAGCAAGGGTGGCAAGCCAGGGCAGTGGTCTGCCCGTAAGGCGCAGCTTGTCGCGCTTCAGTACAAGAAAGCCGGTGGTGGCTACACCAGTGGTAAGTCAAGCAAGCAAAAGTCTCTCTCAAAGTGGACTAAAGAGGACTGGGGTACCAAGTCTGGCAAGCCCAGCACTCAGGGCAAGAAGGCTACCGGTGAACGGTATTTGCCTAAGAAGGCAAGACAGGCACTCTCTGCTTCAGAATACGCAGCAACCAGCCGCGCTAAGCGCGAAGGTATGCGTAAAGGAAAACAATTCGTAAAGCAACCCAAAGCAATAGCAAAGAAGACGGCGAGGTTTAGATAGTGGCAACTGGTGCTGCTGGCAGTACATTTACATCCGAGCTCAATAGGCTCGGCAACTCTGGTACATATCCAGCTCTTACTGCCTACCTTGCAGACCAAGGTGCGGCTAACAAGTTATCTAATACAAGCGGTTTAGGGTTGTTAGCTGCCCTCAATCTTGATGCTAGTGCTAGCAGGACACAGCCCGACTATAAGGGTCTCAATGCTGTATGTAATGAACTTGCCGGAACTACTGGACTATCTGCATTGGTAGCACTAAGGAGCATCAACCTGTGAGCATAAACTTTGGACAGATTGCCGACGAGGTCCTTATCAATCTCAACGGCTATACCTTCGAGCAGGATAGAACTACCTACCTAACCGAGGCAGTCACTTCTACTACATCTCCAAGTTCTTCTCCAACAATTCTAAAACTTGCTTCTACAGATTCCGTAGGTAAAGGTATTGTAGAAATCAATGAAGAGCTAATGTGGGTAGATTCTTTTGACCGCGTTGGTAATACTGCCACCATCGCCCCATATGGGCGTGGCTATCTAGGTACCACTGCTACAACTGCATTGGTTGATACAAAAGTAACCATCGCTCCTACTTTTCCACGCTATGTGGTCAAGAAGGCTATCAATGACACCATCCGAGCAATGGGTTCAGCATTGCACGGAGTAAAGCAAACTTCCTTTACTTACAATGCAGCAGTAACTACATATGAATTTGAGAATTTAGATATCAAAAATATTCTTACGATGAGCTGGCAAGAAGTTGGTCCATCGAAAGAGTGGATTAGGGTACGACGCTGGGAGTTTGATTCCTTTGCAGATGTTGCAACGTGGGGTTCTGGCTCACAGACTGTCACCATTGGGGACTACATTACACCTGGTAGAACCGTCAAGGTTGTTTATCTGACTGACCCAGCAGTGCTGGTCAATAACTCAGATAACTTTGCAACAGTAACGGGATTGCCAGAATCAGCTAAGGATGTAGTGGTCTTTGGTGCTTCATATCGGCTACTTACATATCTTGACCCAGCTCGAGCTAGCCAGGTTAGCC